AAAGCATCAGCATCATTGATCTGACAGGTAGCAAAGTTCACAAATAAACTTGCGTAATCTTGCCCGTCTGCCTGATGTTTGCCAAAGCGATTCTTAACGGCTGCGACTCGAAGGTTGTGACTCATCGGGTCATAGCCAAGAGTTAGTATCAAAGCTGGAAGTTGACTCACCTTTCCGTGGATTGCACGGCGATGAGGTGGATGAGTTCCAGGTCCATACTCACTTTGTTCTGATACGTGGTGCAAGACAAGCACACAGGCTTCAGTCTTACGAGCCATATCGTGCAGGTCCATCATTATCTGACGAAGCCCTGCCCATTCATTATCAGATTCAGCAGCGACATTCATTAGGTTATCTATGACAATGAGTTGTGGTGCTACTCCATAGAGTTCTATGTAAGCCTTAATCTCATCTTCGATATCATCAAGGTTTGGTGATGAATCAAATACCCATTGAATGTGGGATATATCTTCTAGGTTGTCAGCATAAGCATCAGGATTATATGAAATCTGATTCTCTACTGTTTGCTGACTATGTCCTGACACGTGAGCAGTAGCGCGAAGCATCACTGTCGCGATGTCAGTATCTGCGGAGAAAAACAGAGTAGGTACTTTTGATTTAATAGCATATACGAGAGCGAACATAGACTTTCCAGCGTTAGGTGCAGCGGCAACCATACACACTTGACCACGCCGAAACTTTATGTCCTTGGTTTCTAAGTCTTTCCACACAGTCGGAAGTGGCTGCGCCAATGTTTGGGCAGTCCTCCAAGCGCGGTCTAACCTAAGCACTTTCCTCCCGTCGTACTACTATTTTATTTTTTCTTCTTAACTGTTTTCTGTCCCACTCTGTAAGGCCACCCCAGATTCCGTAACGCTCGTTATGGATGCCCCATTCTGCACACTCACTTTGATGGATACAGTTGTTACATATACTTCGTGCGTATATGAGTTCGTATGACCTTGAGTCTCCCTTTTCGGGAAACCAAAAGTCTCCACCTGTTTGAGCGCAGAGAGGATCCTCGAATTCACGAGGCTCTCGCATTGGGTCATCGGACCCAAATAGTTTGGCACTTGTCTGGTGCGCCCTTTGATGCAGCACACATATAGCCCTTCCAAGGACCTTTAGCGCTTACTCCCTCGCGATATACCATCGCTCCGTGTTTGCAAGTATTGCTTGATGGTTGTACTGCTGGTGCAGTTACAGGTGCAGAACCTTGAACGGGCGCAGAAGATCCAGCGCCTCGAAATGTGTCAGCTGTTGAAGTAATCAACGCCGATACCATTGCTAGGTCAGTTAGACCTGTTTCCAATTCACGCACATCTGATGCGTAAAGATTTACAAGAGTTCCGTCAGGCAACTTGTAGTTGACTTGGAACTTTGTTGACTCGGGTGCAGCCATTTACCTTCCTCCAGTTTTTCTAATGGAAAGCCTTGTGCTTTCCTTTCCTTGCTTAGTCGGCACAAAGCCTAGTGCTTTCTCCACCGCTTCTCTGTCGACTGTGTTACTTTGGACTGTAGACCATTTGATCTCATATCCTGTTGTTGTAACTCCAGTTACTCCAAGAAAGGTTTCTCTTAACCCTTCTTTCTTTTTTTCCAAAGACTTAATCTGTTCATCCAGTTGAGCATACTCAAGTACATTAAGTGATGTTTGTTCATCATCAAGAACTGGGATGTTATCTCCCATAAGTTCTTTTTTTAGACCAACGCATCCCATCTCACCAGAGGCGTCGTAGTATTTGCAATAGAACCTGCAGTAACTTTCGTCCTTTTCAGGTTCAGGTGCAAGGTCCGATGTCTTGATTGCAGATAACCAATCGAGCGCCTCTAGTGCGATGGCCTCATCATAGGGTTCAGAATGTATTGCTACATCACGTTCATCCCCATCACGAGGAATGGCTACAAGATTCACAGTCTGAACCTTCCCCAACCCAGACTTTTGAATTAGGTAGCCATAAACTTGTACTTGCCAGCGTTGTTGTTTAGACGGGAAGTAGTTCAAGTTCTTAGTCTTGACAGTCTTCCAGTCCACTACATCACCTGTCCCAGGAATGAAGCAGTCAACGTGTGCTTTCATACCGTCATATTCGACAGTCTGTTCAAGCAGTACATCTTTGTTATCAGCCAATGCGGACTCAATCGCTGAGTGGATTGCCGTACCCATAATCGCTGCGAGTTTCAACTCGCTGTCGTTGGTTTCAGGCTGATTGTTTAAACGGTACCAGACTTTACGACGACAACCGCCAAGCTCTGATGGTCCAATCTGCACTTGAGTAGAGCGACCACGCTTGTTCTCTTTTTCGTGTAAAGCCTTGATTAATAATTCTTTTATATCCATCCGTTGCCCTGCCATCTTGTAAGAGTGATGTTGAAGAATAGCAAGTTTACCTGCAAAACTCTAGCCACTGCACGCAGTGGTGCATAGTCAAATACTTTGTAATAGTCCAAACCTATGGACCAGTTATCCAAGTGGTGTGCATTGATATGCACTGTCCACACTTTCCAATCTTTTCTCACGTTAACTCCCGTCTTTGAGTAACTAATTGAATCGGAGGACAGGTATTAATGTCAAGCATCGAGGCAACCTGAACTGCCTTCTCGGCGTGTTGCTCTACATTACCAATAGTGAGACGACCCATACGATCATAAAGATAACCGAGAGCATAAGCGCCGCCACTGCCAATTCCATAAATACCGCTATCACTCTTGATGAACGACAGGTCCGTCGCGATATGGAATACATTCCCATCAAACGCGACAATGTAGTCGAATCCTGCTTCCTTGTCTTTCGACGCTTCATACGGGTCGTATCCATTCTCTTTGAAAGCCGTGAGTATTGATGGCATCACTTTCTTACCCATCCACTGGACGGGATCTGCACCCTTGTATGCAGGCGGAGTCCAGTTATAGGTCAAGATGTCACCAGGTCTAGCATCACCAACGATACCTAGCAGGTACTTACCGATGTGAATTATTTTCGGAGTTGAGGTACTAACAGTCCTCATACTGTCCTCGGTGATTTGGCTATCAGCAGCCAAGACTGCAATGTTCTCCAGCTCTACTGCTACCAATGTTGTCATAGCAGAGAATTATATATCTTCGGCGTGTCGTCGCGTTAGCGACACACCTGGTCGTTACAATATGAGCGAAGCGAATAACAGTACAGGGGCCGCTTATCGGCGGCCCAGTATCTACCACACTATGCGGTTCCGTCTACCAAGGCTGCGAAAAAACAGTCTACCACCGATACAGGCTTCTGACCTGCGGTCTATAGGACCGACCCATCAATGCGTCTGTGGCTGTACAGTTTTTAACACTTATGTCCAGTTCGAGGACTACGAGATCTGTTGGTATGCCCTTGATGTTCAATGTGCTAGTTGCGGAAATCTACTCAAAGCCCCTTGTCCTATCGATAAAGAGGCATAAAAAAAGAAGCCCCCATCCCGTAAGGGACAGGGGCTTTGCCTCGCGCTATCTACAAACTATGCTGCTCCGCGACCAAAATCTTTAGCGGATGTGTCGAGGTACTTCAACACAGGACCAAGGAATCCAGCCAGAGCTGCGGTTCCTAGAGTCTTGAGATCAGTTTCTCCTGCGAGGTAGAGTGCAATAGCAGCAGAGGCTGCAGCACGAAACCACGTCAGCGATATTTGCTTTAGTGTTTCCATTATTTGCCTTTCTTTTGTTTGCCGTGAACCTTGCAGCAAGTACATACAGGTGCCACATTGACACCTTCTGCCACCTTCTTCTTGGGTTGAGGCTGCAGAGCAGCCTTGACCTGGTTCACAACTTTAGGTTGATTCATCCACCAAAACCAAGGACTAGTATCATTAGCGGAATCAGCGTTGATAGAAATATGAAGATGTTTAGAGTGAGGGTTACTACCACTGTAAGGCCTATTGCCAGACTTAGCCTTGATGCGCGACCAAATTTTCTTATTGAAGATGAGGTAAGAAACCCTTTCATCTTCTTTGAGTTTTTCAAATATCTCGGCACAGTCAATACCTGCCTTTGGATCGTGGGTCAGGTCTACTGCTAGTCCTGTGTTGTGATCTGAGTTAGGGCTTGCCTTGATGTGAGCCTTGCTTGGTAGTAGGCCATCCGATGCTTTGTTGCGCTTGGGAGCAAGCGCAGTTGCCTGCCGTAGAACGGCAACAGCGGCAGGTGTTGCACTCTTTGCAAGTGGTTTCATTCGTCATCCTCTTTCTGCCAGAATCTTGTAGATTTCATCGACTCGCTTTTCAAGTCTGTCTACTGTGTCTTTCAATGATGACCCGCCATTGGGCTTGAGTTCAAATAAAAACGAACGGACTAACCACCGTAGTCCCATAAACAAAGTTGAGGCTAAACCAATTACGGTGGCAACAAGCGCTGCCCAATCAGCAGGGGTCATTGATGGCTCCTATACGGATCTAATAGTGACAACTAAGGTTCCGCCAAAGCCTGAGAACCTCTTGTCTTGCGGTGTACGGTTGATGAAATCCATCTCTTCTATCAGGCCAATATAGGATTCTCCTGTACGGAAGTCCTCTATTCGGATGGTATCGCCTGCATTTTCTACTGCTTCAAGCTGTTGCATTCTTGCCCAAGCAGAACCTTCAAAGCCCACTTGTACGCCGTACTTATCGGCTTCTCTGTCATAGCAGAACAGTGGGTATTGGATAAGTCTCTGACGTGGTACTGCTGGTAGAGACTTGAGTTGATAACCAGTAAACAATGGACCCTTGGTGTTATCAGTAGAGTTACGAGTCATTGTGAACTTGAAGCCCATATATTCCTGCGCTCCCTGTGGGTATGGAATACCAATCTCAGAGACGCTAGATTCTTGGGCAAAGGAACCAATCGGATACTCAGTATTGTCATAGGCAATAGATGAGATGTTGAGTCCACCGTTGGTGGTATCAATACGCGGGGTAAGTAGTTTGAATATCTTACCTTCAAGGGTGTTGTAACGGACAAAGCCAGTCTGAATATAACCAGATGAAACCAATCTGCTCTCTGTTTCAATATAGACAGAGCCATTGGTAGTTGTGGCATTGGTTGTAAAGGCTAGACGATTGGTGCCATTGATAAAGGCACAGGCAGTTGTCTCACGGGTGGTATCACCTGATGCAAAGTAAGTATCGTAGGCATACGGAAATACCAGTGGAGCAATCTGTGTGGATAGGTCAATGCGGATAGTTCCTGGCTCATCTTCTACGCCAGTTGCAGCCCAGGCAAACTTGTCACGGAATGCAAAGTCATAGACAGGCTGGGTGTTCTCCCAAATCAAAGGACCATAGGCTAGAGATCCATCATCAGATACCACAGCGGCACGAATACCTTTAGTGGTACCAATCATCATATAGCCAAGGTAGTAAGCAATCTTGTAGATGCGCTCACCGCTAGGCATTTCAGCAGCAGTGATAGCGCTGGTCAATGTAGGCATCGTTCCATTAGATGCCAAGGTGAACTTCTGGATATTGGATTGGGTACCAGAAAAGCCAGTGACATAGATAGCAGCACCGCTTGATGTGATGCTGGTGTATACGAAGTCGTCTACTGGATGGGTATAGACAGCAGTAGGTAGGGCAGTTGCTGTCGTAGAAATCTCATAAACCTTGTTGTTGATACAGGCAACGATACGTTCCTTGGTGAACTCCATTACTACGTTGGTAGCGATAAGACCTGTCACCTGAAACATCTGAGTGTTTGCAACAGTTGAATACTCGGTGAGCAACTTCTTGTACATCGTCAACTTGGTAGAGCCACCAGAGGTAACGTTAGTAATCCAATAGCAGTAAACTCCATCATCACACATTGCATATACCTTGTCATCGGTACCAGTGTTATAGTCCACAAAGTGCTGGACATTGCTGGTGACAGTACCTGTTGCCGCTGCCGATGGCACATCTGAGGCAGTCTTGGCATAGGTAAAGGTAGTTGTGGTAGGAACCGTTGAGATGGTGTAGGTACCG